GTCGCTGGCCTTGCACGGTGCCTGATGGCAGTCGAGGCTCAAACGGTTGGGTTTTTACGGTAACGGTGTAGTCTAGCCCCACCTCGGCATAAGATGCCGGAATACCGCCCAGCGTTACATTGCCGGAGCTGACCGTCTGATCGGTATCCACAATGTCATCTCGGATTATCTTGACCGTTTCGCCTTCAAGGTGGGAAAGGGAACCCGCAGTGGTAGAACCGGGCAAACCTTGATCCGGGGTTGTCGCGCCGGTAAAGTACTGAATAGAAGAATCAGTTGTGCGATCATCGTCAAACACCTCCAGATAGTATTTGGTAGAGCTATTGATTGTTCGCTTGGTAATGACGTAAATGTTCGCCAGCTCTACGCCAACATCAACAAAGTCACCGTCAGTTGACAGGCTCGACGGGGCTACAATCTGTTGGCCGCGATTCAGCATGAAAGCAGCAATAGTGCCGGTAAACCCCGTGGAGCTGCTTCTATAGCCAGCCGTGCTGCTTCCGTTCAAGATCAACAACAGATCGCCCTCGGTGGTGTCTGTCGCGGCTCTAAGGGCCATTCTCTGGGGGTCAATAATCATATGGCTTGACAGTAAGCTGACATTGTTCGCCACATAGGAAAGCTCAACATCGCTAAACAACATTTCGCGCAATGCCTTGCCTTGTCGCTGAATAAACAACGTGCCGGATTCAGCAGCTTGTGGCCTGATGCCAAACTTGGAACCGCGCCGGGTGGCTGACTTCACCGTTATGTTCGATGGCGTGATCGGATCAAGATCAGCTTGAGGAATAAAAAACTCAGCCCCGGTGGTAAATATCTGTAAGTCTCTACCGGCTCTAATCCCGGTGATTGCGTTTACAACATCAGTTGTGAGGCTAACTTGTATAGCATCATCATCAAGGGCTTCAGATTGTTTGAAATTAAAAAAGTCGTTGACCTTGCTGCCGAAGAGAGTGGTTGGCAGTGAAGCACTGCCGCCAAAGTACAACCGGCCCTCATGAAAAGTGCAAGTGCGAGGCCAGCCACGGCTATTAGACCAGGCATCCTCATAGCCTGATTCAATCTGATAGTTGCCAGACGCAATCGCATCAGTACTAAAAAATGGGACTTCCGTTACAACGAGAACTTCAGTTGAACTATTGAACTGTATTATCCTAGCGCGGCCAAAACCATTAGTGACGTTTATATATTGATCAACATTGCCGCTTGAGAAAATGCTTGAACTAGCAGTGATCTTGACAGTTCCATCTACCGCGTCTGGCGTAATTGTGCCGGATGGCGTTGTTAGGCTTGTGCTAAATGCAACTTTTGGAAGCGTCAAGCTCAGAGCTGATATTGTCCAAGTAGTATTGTTAGCACCGCGCACGATCTTGAACGGTGCAAAATTCTCATGCGTTATGATCAGTGTGTCGGAAGACTGCGTGTAATACAGTTTATTGATGTCGTAATTAGTTACGTCATAAAGGGTGCCAACATTATATGACATATAATCAACACCTGAACCATTGATGTTGGTGAGCAAGGTGTTGTTGGCGTAAAAACGAAATCTGATAATAGGTGTGACATTGCCTAAGTTATACGCCGTTGCCACGATCATAAAAGATTGCTCGGTACTGAACTCAAACGGGATCAGCATTGTTCCGTTAGCAGCATTGTCACTTGTTAGATCAGTTAGAAACCGTAAGCCCGGACGGCGAGAGAAACCGCCTTGCGGCTCAAAGATGACATTCTCAGCTAAGTCAACAGAACTATAGTATTGCTGTAAGTCGATCCGGCCCCGTAGCAGGGGATCAAGCTCACCTATAGTGAATGAAGATTGATATTGTTGTATCCGGCTCATCTAACGTCCGTAAGCAAATAATCTCCAACAACTGACGGTGTCTGGCCTCCAGCATCAATGTTTGCCGCTTGCCGAAAATAACCGCCCCGGAACCCCTCAGCGGCAGTGCCGAGAGCAACAGACCGCCAGTATTCAGATTTTTGTGTTTGATCGGTGATAATCTCAGCCAGGTGCCAAGCGATTTGGTAGGCAAGAAGCTGAACGAAATATGTCGGCATCAGCCCTTCGCTAACGGCCTTTTGATAATCTATATGGATTTCTGTAGCGTCCGTAATCAGGACCGCTCCACCAGCCGTGGACTGCGCTATCTCCCATGCCTTGAACAATCCGGCACCCGCTGCACTACTGGTTCGCACCGCAATCGGCACCCCGGTTATCATATCGTTTGGCAGCAAATACTGCTTGTCGTACTCATTGGCCGGGGCAATGCTGTCTTGGGCCAACTGTGTTTTGGCTATGGTGAAGGACCAGCGATATAGGCCGAATGTTTGCAGTTTGATTTCGTTGTAGATGGACGAACAAGCCTGAGCGGCTGGCGAACCATCTGAGAACGACGTTATAGCCTCGGCTCCTAGAAGCAACAGACCTTTGTTACAGATTGAAACATTAGTGTCACCGACGGCCATCAAACACCTCCAAAAGAGAAGAGGGGGCGGGTTGCCGCCCCACTCGATTAGTCGCTATCAGTTTGACTGATAGATGTGCCGTCAGAGACATCGACCACGCCTGATGCGTTAGACACAACAGTGTGGATAGATGATGCCAATGTACCGCCGGTAGATGTCACCGAAATGATTACATCGCCGACTGATACGTCATCTGACACGTCGTTGAAATATCCAGCCCCATCCACGGTGCCGACAGCGTCGGTTGTGGTGTAGGTGAATAGTTGCGGTGCAGTACCTTTTTTAGACTGACCACCGATTGGGTTCCAACCCGCTCTTGCAAATGCCATTTGTCAGCCCTCCTATTCTTCACAGATAACGTCAACAATGCCGTCAACATCGATGGCAACAGCCCCCATCGACAGCATAGCCGTGATAAGGAATGACGTTTTTTCTGGGATATAGTTGATTTCTGTTTTTGGTGCGATACCAACAGCAACGCCTATTGCCGAACGATGGAACGCAAAACAGCTACGATCAGCGGTTGCCAGTGGCAAGCCACCTTCATCACGATCACCCACAATATGGAACTGGAAGCCAAGCATGGTATTTACGCTTCCGTTTACCAAATTTTGTATCGTCTGAAAATCGCTTGAAATGGCACGTTCATCACCCAGCAATCCAGCCAAGTTATTGGCGTGGATGACTATGTGTCGATCCGTCGGCGGGACGTTTTTAGCATCCAGCCCTTTTTTCGCGGCGAGTAGTTTACCAACATTCAGGTTTGATGCTGTAGCAGAACCAGTAGTCACCACTGTTTTAGCAACGGTAGTACCAGCCGAGGCTGCGTTCAGGGCATCAATGATGATCTGATCCTCACGACGGCCAATAGCATTACCAACCACTTGTGCCAGCTCTTGCCTTTCATCAAAGTTGACTTTGGCTTGATCGAACACGTCCGAGTACTCAGCGGCCACAAAATTAGAAAGGCTACAAGAAACCTGGCTAAAACTGGCGTTGATAGGCACGACATCGGTGGCCGGGGTACGCACTGACGCTGTACCTTTACCCACCTTCGGGAACTTGACGGTATCACCGACAACACCCGTTCGCGTCCGGGCAGCTCCACGAAGCACGGCAGAAGACTGATAAGCCTGATGCACCTCTGCTTCAAAAAGCTGAACAAACGCTGGAGATAGATTTGTTGACATGACTGTCACTCCTTAGTTGAACACACAAAACTTACGCCTTGTAGGTTATCGGGAGTGATCCCGGCCTCTGGCTACGCGAACGTCGCGCACGGTGTATTTCTACACGCCAGACCGGCCCTTGTTGGGTTATCAGTCACAATCCTAAATATACTACAAGCTGTAGCTTGTAAATAGCCAAGTGGGTACATTTAGTATTTGTACAAAAAAGATGGGGCCGAAGCCCCTTAGTTGGCGGAGAAATAGATTTAAGATGTTCCGTATCTTTTGTTGTATTCACTTTCAACAACTAGCTGCTTCTTTCTGTCCGACGCATAATCAGGCTCTGACATGAGGCTTAACATTCTAGCCTTAAATTCATCTTCGCTTTCACCGGCCTCGGTGACATCAGCAATCGGTATTTTTGATAGATCGCCGGTCATGCTGCGAACCTTTTGCAGCAATCGTTGCCCAGCCGCTGAACCGCCCCACATATCAAGCTCTTCGCGCTCTTCCTCAGAAATCACGCCTTTAGTGAGTAAACCATTAGACCATTCCATGTTTGATTTAATAATGGCATCAGCATTGCTGCCCAGCTTTTGATGTTCTGCTTTGAGATCAAGAGCCATTTGTTGACCGGCCTCACCAGCAATACTGCCAATAGAACCGGCTAGTTCAGTAAAGGCTTCCTGATTAATCCCATATTTTTGTGCCCATTCCAGATAGGTTGAGACAACCGGGTCATCCAACTCATAGCCAGCTTCAGTTAAAACTTCAGTGTTGTACTGACCGTCGGCTGGCGGTTTGTGATCGCCGTGATGAAACTTTTTTTCTAATTCAAGATTGCTTTTGACTAACCCTTCTAGGTCTGGTCCTTCTTTCTCATCCCAGTGCTTTGCCGGGAACCAATCCGGCCTTTCGTAGATTTCGTCCTCATCCTCCCCCGCAGCTTGCTCGGTGTCTTGCGCGAGGTGGGAGATACCTTCATCTTCGACATTTTCCTGTTCTTCCTGTGCTAAAGCGGCTTGGGCCATCAACCCATCAGGAGCCGGAGCTTCAGCCGGTTGTTCCTGAGTTTGTTCGACGTCATCGCTCATTTGCTCTTTTCATCCTTTGTTGTATTTCACGCACTATGCTGTTCTGACCTTCCCGCGCATGACCAAAAGAAGCATCAGCCCCCGGCACCCAGGCCGGTTGCTCAACTGTTACCGATTGCAGATATTCCAGAACCTTGGCCCCAGCTTCAGTTTCAAAACATCTTTTAAATTGTATATCGATGTCTCGTTGATGATCCTGATTGACAAGGCGTATTGGGGCATCGCCTGTTTCAAGGCCATCCCATCCGGGCGAGTTTATACTGCGAATTTTCTCTGCTTGGTCCATTATTCAGCCGCCTGTGGTTCTTCAACCATTCCTTGTTGTTCTGCCGCCATTTGAGCCATCTGCATCATTTGCTGTTGAATCGCTTGGCGTTCTTGTGGTGTGGTGCGGAGTTGGGCCGGGATGCCAAGCTGATCGGCTATGTAATCGCCAACCGCCTCCATCTTAATCAGGGTTTGACCTTGCGGCCCGAGGCTCTGTGCAATCTGCATGAACTGCATAACCTCTTGTAGCTTTTCAGCATTGTTAGCCATAGCCAATGGGCTGACCGGCACAACTTGAACCTCCAGGCCGTTGACCTTCAAAGGCAAGTCAATCATGCCCATTTCATCCATAAGCTCTAGGCTACGCCGGACAATCGGAAACATTGTTTCAGAAATCAGTCTGCCAAACGCACTGCCCAGGTTCTGGGATAGCTCGGATAGCTTGGCGTTGATTTCTGTAGCAGACCGGGCACTCATGTTTTCCGGGGTCAGGCTTTCATCAAGCAGGGCTTTTTTGATGTTGGTGCGTAAATCGTTAGCGACAATCTGGCTTAGATTGGCATCCCCAGACCGGGGCAACGGGGCAAGGGAGGGACCACGCGGCCCACCGTTTGAACTAACACCAATGACGGCACCGGGTACAATCGATATGGTCTGAGGATTCAATACACCATCATCGACAGCCGTAAACACACCGCCGATAGATATGCTTGCATTTTTCAGAGTTAATTCAACAACCTTGTTTAATGTCTTAATGTCAGGTAGAGCGTAAAGAACTGGCCCCCGGCCATACCGCTCGTTGGATGCTTTCATGTAGCGGCTGATAACAAACGGAAACGATTTGAGGTCACGGTGTAATAGTTTGATGTCTTCTTCCATCGTTATCAGGCAATAGGCAATCTCGCCGTCAATCGTATAGGTGGCCTCCAACAATTCGATCTCTTCGGTTTTGTCCTCTTCATATTTTTTTGCCAGCTCTTCAGGAATATTGGCATCCGGGAACTCTTGCTGTAGGAGGCGAAACGGGCGTTTCAGCCTACGATAGACAGTGTCAACGGTGCCATCTGGCCCTTCTTCAAACGCCACATGATAGCTAGGAATGGCCGTGTATCGTATGGGTGTTACTGCATCTCCGGGTTGGATCAGCATGACAGCGGTGCCAATCGCAAGGTCCAGCAAAAACTCACCCATCGCCAGATCAAAGCCGGACTGCATCATCACGCCAAACATTTTTTGGCCGTATAAATCCAGGGCTTGCTGGGCTTCTACCTTATTGGCTTGTGGGATATCGTCACCCGGTTGCAACCGGCACCAAGACCGTTGGGGAGGAAAAAGGCTTGACTGAATACGGTTAGCAAACCGGGCTGTTGAGTGAATCGCAGTGCTATCGAACACCCGTTTCATTTTATTCTGGCCGGGAACCTTGCCCTCAAAATAGCCATCATAGAGGTTTCGCATTGGCAGAGCATATTCATAGGCTTCCTCATAAATAGAACGCCAATGCTCTTTATGCGTGTTTGATTTTTTATAACGCTTTTTGATTTGTTCAACGCTTAGATTAGCCATATCACGCTTTCTTGTGCCGGTTCGCAAAATTACGGGCTGCTTCTACTGAGCCAAACCCCCAAGCTTTTAGGGCGAGTGCTTTTCTAGTGGGGTTGCCCTTGTCATCTTTCATTGGCCCCTTCATTCCGGCAAATCTACCAGCAAACGATATGCGTCGAGGATCAGTGCCAGTCTTCAAAGGACGCTTGAGGTTGGCCCCTTCGGTTTGCTTGAAATGCTTTCGGCCAGCTTCATTGAGGCCACCTTCCGGGTTTTGAAAGCGTTTAGCTACCATACGCCTTAGTCTTCTTCTTCCCGACTTTCTTCGCTGCCGCTTTCCTCATCTTGCTCATCTTGTCCGCTTTCTGCGACAGTGGACGTGCCCCCATTTTCTTGCCGTACATTTTCGCTCCTGTGTTTCGGGTTACGCTTGAAAGACATTAGCCTCGCGGGTTCCTACCGGCCCCTAATGTTCTGCCTAATGTTTGCCGCGCTTCGCTTAATGCCGCCGTTGGGTCACCAGACATCAGCATGGCCCTTGCACCTCGACGGGCTGCACCTCTTGCTGCCATTCTGCGCCGGGTATCAACCGTTTCGCGCTCGGCCCGTTCTTCTCTTTTACGAGCATTTTCAGCAATAGATGGATCAGGAGGAGGGGGAGCTTTTGGTTTTCTAAATAGGTTAGCCATCGAAAATCCTCGCATACATAAAATAATCAGAACCGTCAGGACCGTAGTGTTTCAACACGCCTTCTTTATGAAAATGACATCGCCTAGCCCATCTGTCTGCCCGAACATTTTGTGAATTAACCGTGAACTGTAATCGTTTTATTCCTGTTTCGTTAGCGGCGTACTCAAAAAACCTGAGTGATCCCCGGTGTAGTGCAATCGTTTTTTTGTCGATATGCTTTGATGGCATAAGCCAAGCCTCGGCAACGCCGGACCACAAATACCATAGGCCGAACATGGCGTGTATTTCGCCTTTGCCAATCACCGTGAAAGCAAGCCCAACATCAGCATAGCTTTGCAAATGTTTCTGATAATCCTCAATCAGGGCCATTGTCTGCTGGTCAAAGTCGTTCAGTTCACACAAATACAAATGGCTCGGTGCCCACGGTATGAGGTGATGCTTTGAGGTGTCCAGCCTCATTATTTTATTTAATTGATCAACCGAAAACGTCAAAGTCCAACACCTTTGCTTGCACTGATCTGCCGCCCATAGGATTGGGCCGCTTGGTCATAATCCTATGCTCGGAGCCTAGCAGACAGTAGCCAGCCGCATCACCGACGTGGCTGTGTTCGTTTTTGTTGGGGCTATCCCGGAACCGCTCTTGTCCCGCACCAATTGCCACACGCTTGAAGTGGTAGCCACCGCCAAGGCTCTTACGCA